TGATGGATATTTGCCAACACATTTTAGAAATACTTCTGATTTGACAAGAGGAATGGAAAACTCTTTCTTTAGAGGTTCTAAAAATACGGCAGCAACTACATTAGATGGAACACCTCCTATTGAAACATTTACTTCAAACCCTAACACATTGAAAGTAAATAAAGCAGGTAGAGCGGCAAACGAACCAATTTTAGAAGTTGAGTAATAATTTTTATAAAAACTATATTTATTAACAAACGAATTAATAAAACACTATGGGATATTTAAGTAATGCCGAATTAACGGTAGATGCAATCTTAACAAAAAAAGGTAGAGAAAAACTGGCGGCAGGTCAAGGATTAAACATTACTCAATTTGCATTAGCAGATGATGAGATTGATTATTCTTTATATGAACCCGCTCATCCACTTGGTTCTGCTTATTATGATGCGGCAATCAAAAATATGCCAGTATTAGAAGCAAACCCTGATGAAACTCAGGTAATGAAATATAAATTGGTAACACTTCCAAAGAATACAACTCGTATTCCAGTGGTAGAGTTTGGTGTTCCTAATATTTCAGTTAATCAAAAAAGTGGTGAAGTTGCTTTATCACCAACAACATCTCCAGCAGGAAATAGAAGTTTAGGATACACAATTGTATTATCTAACAAAAATGCAGGAGATATTGTAGGAGAAGGTGTAACATCTGATGTAGGTTCAGTACCTATCTTTATCGGTGATGATGTATCTGCAACCGCTGCAATTGCAAAAGGATTAACTTTTAAATTCATTCCAAACCCATCTTTAACTTCAACTATCAAAACTACAATTACAGTTTATGGTAACGAAACAGGTGGTTCACAAACGATTCCAGTAACCGTAACATACGTTCAATAAGATAGACAATGGCATTAATTAGAGACAATAGAGGGGCACTTTTAGCAAGTCAAATATCCCAATATTTGGCAGGAGCAGCAAATACCGCAGGAACTCCGGTAGATACTAACGAATTAGTTAGACTTGTAAATGGATTTTTAGGACAAGGTGAGCAAATCAGTTCAGATTTGACAACCGTAACTAATGGTGTTTATAAAAAGTTCGGAGCAATAGATAAGGTAACTAATAGAACTGAAATCGTAACATCTGGTATTTGGAGTGGAGATACGGGTTCATTGGCAGCATTTTATACATCATCTGCACAGGTAAACTCTGTAAGTGGAAAGTATTATTTAGATGTTTACAATTTAGCAACATCATCAACCGCAGCAGAGGTTCAATTCTCAATTGCATATGGAGATGCTGATGGATTTGGTGCACCTACTTTGACACAGAATGATGATTCTAACAAACAAACTACTGCGGTTTATAACCAATTTAAGAATGTGTTGTTAGATTCGGCAGATGCTTACTTTAGTGTATATAGTGGTTCGGTTGCAGGTGGATATGATTTGCATGAGTTCTATGTAATCAATATCAACAGAGCAAGATACAAAGAAAAATTAGACCCAGGTAATATTCAAATTAAATTATCAGGTTCAAATGGAACAATTACTTTAATAGATGATTCTAACGGAACTAACGAAAATGTAACAACTGCGGGTAGAGTTTACAATATGGTTAGTGGTGCATTAAATATTGGAACTGCATTAAACGCAACAATCGCACAAGTATCAGATACATATACAAAGCAGGGATATGGTTTATTCTATCCAGATATGGGTATAATTTTATTAAATCCAACTGCATTATCGGCATCCGTTGATGGTAAATTGGCACAAGCAGCAGGTTCAACAACATCGCAATATCACCAATTAGGTTCAACATCTGGCTCATTGAAATTATTCGATGCATTAAAAGGTGGAGCTGATTTCCAAGCGAGAAGAACAGAAAATGTTTCTACATCACACTATTTCGTAAGAGCAAACAATAGAGAGTTTAACTTCTCAAACAACCCAACATTTGTTAGCGGTGCGGTTGGAGCATTTGCACAACCATTATTCGAAAAAGACCCACACGTTTATATTACAACCGTAGGTTTATACGATGATGCTAACGAATTATTAGCAGTAGCAAAAACTTCTAAACCAATTGAGAAATCGTTTGATAAAGAAGTAGCAATAAAAGTAAAGTTAGATTTTTAATAGAGAATAACTTATAAACTACTGACCCACCTTTTGGTGGGTTTTTAGTTTTATGATATTTATTAGTGATATGTTAAAAAGAATTCCCAAATCAGATATTAGTATAAGACCTTTTAAGGCATACAAAGAATGGAGTTTCAATCAAGACTCTACTGAAATTGATGTTTTATTGGCATCCGATGTTACATCATCATATTCAACTGGTGATAATTTATCTTTTCAACAAACTGCAATATATGCTCAATTAAAAGCACAATTTTATAATGGAAATGAAAATAACCCATTTACAAGAGTTGGAGCAAATGGGTTGGTATATAATGATTCACCTTTAACGAAGGATAGATTTTTAAGTGGTAGTGCAAAAGTAATATCAATTCCACAAACATCCATAGGTGAGGGTATTAAAAAAGGAACTGTTAGATTTATAAATGGTTCTAACATATATGGTGATGATAAATATGGTAATTTAGTATCGATATCAGGTGATACATTATCTGTTGCATATATTGGTATTCCAAAACCAAATGTAGCATCATTAGGTTATTTATACTTTTCAGATATAGCTAATGTTTCATATACTGCTTCTATTATAGATTACGATATAAATACAAGTATAATAGATTTGGTTTATGAAAATACAACATATAATGGGCTTCAAGTTTTAACTTTTAATTTGAATGATGGTAGTATGGTTATAGATAATGTTCCATTTTTAGGAGCAGGTGGAACTAATAGAATAGGTAATGTATTTTATAACCAGGGTATCATTGCATTAACACGAGGTTCTGAATCTTATTTAACGGGTAGTTGGGATTTAACATATAAATCTACACAAACTATTTATGAAAATGAATATTTGTTAGTTGTAAATCAAGATGAGTTTAATGTTTCTCAAAATCCATCCGCAATAGTAAGTGTTGGACAAGAAACGGAGTTTATAACCGGGTCGGATGGTAAGATATATAAAACTACATCTACAACTGGTGTAAAATATATTAAAAAATTAACTACATTAGATAACGGAAACCAATTAGATTATCGTTATACATCATCCGTAAACTCTGATGTATTTGCAGGATTTGAACATATAGATTTAAGTGGTTCAATAGATACAACCGGTTCATTCCTTGCTCCTTTTATAACAACAATTGGGTTATATGATGATAGTTGTGATTTAGTAGCAGTTGCTAAATTACCGCAACCAATAAAATCAGAACAAGATATTCCTGTCAATTTTATTGTTCGTTTTGATACATAAATGATATTTATATATAAACAATACAAACTATGCCTACAATAGAAGAATTATACAAAGCACAACAATCAGCATTAGGTGTTGATAAGATTGGATTTGCAGCAAGTGAAAATGCTAAAACTCCTTACACTACAAACGATTTGAAAAAAGCAGATGAGCAAGTTTTAACTGCTGACAAATTTAAAGTTGGTAGAGGTGGTGCATTAAACGATAAAATGTATTCAGATACATTCAAATAATAATGGCTAAAAAAGTTACTGCTAAAAAATCCAAGTCATCTTGGGTTGGAAGAAAATATGGATTTAAATCCGGTTTGGAAGAATCCGTATCTACTCAAATAGAATCAAAAGGACTTAAAGTAGATTATGAATCTGAAAAGATTCCATACATAGTTCCTGCATCCAAACATACATACAATCCTGATTTTAAATTACCCAATGGTATCTTTGTAGAAACCAAAGGAAGATTTCTAGCAGCAGATAGAAAAAAACATTTGTTGATTAAAGAACAACATCCAGAATTGGATATACGATTTGTATTCACATCATCAAAGAACAAAATAAGCAAAGCATCCAAAACATCATATGCAGATTGGTGTGATAAAAATGGATATAAATACGCAGATAAGTTTATTCCAGATGAATGGTTTGATTAATGTTGAATATTCAGTAGATTTTTTTAATGAACTTCA